TCTACCCACAGTTTTTCAAACTGACGGCTTAATTCTTCAAAAGTCATTTCATTATTTCTCCTTGTAGTGGTCTGTCGATAATTGTATAATCGCATAATGGATAACTTTCATCAAGTCAGCCTTATTATGTCCTTCTTTCTTACCATATCGTTGAGCATATTTCATAATATTGCCCATACAGAAACCAGTACCATGACCTTGGTCAATAATAATTTCTGTCGCTTGATAACTTTTTGTTTGAGCATAATGAGAATCATAAGTTGCTTCAACATATTGTTGTATGTCGGCAAGTATTAAATCTTCATCAAACTTAAAATCAATTTCATTTGGATTTTTTGCTTTGGCACGAACTGTTTCGTTATAAGTCATTTTAGGCAATACTTATCTCCTCATCTTTAATTAGGAATTTTTGTTTTTGTGTGTAAGACATATCAACATTCTGTACAATCTTGTTTCGTATGATTTCGTAGTCAATACCTAACATCTTACAGTAGTTTAGAAATTCAGGATGTCGGCCGACAATCCAGTCGATTGCGTCCATCTTAAATCTAATTTTCTTCACACTTTTGCCAGTGTATGCACAATCTTCAATTGCTTGTTCAATAATCGCTGTTATAAATTGTTCTTCACCAGTCATAGATTACTCCATATAATTGCATTAATAATAAGTAAAAGAATAATAATTATATTCTTCATTTTTTCTCCGAAAGATTTGATGATACAGGAGATATGATAACTTTTTCATTACCTTCTTTTATCCAATCATCAATTTCTTTTCTTACATGTTTACTTGCTTCTGATAGCGAAGTATCTTTTGGTTGTTGCATAGAAGTTGGTATATCTTCGTTGTTTACTTTTTCAATCATAATATAAGTCCTTTGTCAATGTTTAAGTAGCTATTATACACTAGTTTGATATCCTTGTGTAACTATTTGGAATAAAAATATTCAACTTAAAGTGAATTCTATTCACCAAAGCCATCTATCGCCCTAGTTCTCTGTTGTATTACTTTTGGCAGTTTTTTGTCTATTTCTTTTTCAAGAACTTTTTTAATCATACGAAGTTCTTCTAAGTCAAGTTTTTGAAAACCTTTCTCAAGTCGCATCATTAGTTTTATTTTTTCTGTCGCCTTCATTTGAACGACTTCTCTCTTAGATTATGCATTTGGTCTGATTTTGCCTTATCGATAATATCATCAAATCTTTTTTGTAAAAGTGGGTCTGGTACATGCCACTCATCTATGCCGGCATTCATCAGTACTTCTTTAAGGCGTCTATTCTCGGCCTCAAGTTTGTTTACTTTTGCAACCATTTTTTCAAATCTTGCATTTATACGGTCCTCTCTGCGACCACCTTTCATTCTATTTCCAACTTTCATATTTCATCCTTTTTCATCATAATATAAGCATATTATACACTAAAAAAGAGTGTCTGTGTAATTATTCCATCAACTGGTATAGCGGAAAGTGTCCTGTGGTACCCCTAGACCTTTTTACCAGCCGTGTGCAATTCGTGAACAGGTACAACCATGTATGGACCTTTGTTATATGCAGGTACTACTGTGTACTGTTTACTGATTTCTAGTTTTTCTTTGTGTTTGAGCCAGTCAACTCCTGTTGATGACTCTTTAAATGCAGACAGACTAGGAATTTCTTCTGTTTCTCTGACTTTTGGTATAGAGTATTTCTTAATAGGTTGTGTTTGTATTGGAATTCTGTAATAACCTTCGACATAATCAACATAATCATCAAAAGTGAGTTGTGCTGAGTGTAAATATCGTTCTCTCAGTCGTTTGTTGTATGCATTGTGTTCTGTCTTTAGTAAAATCCTGCGCTTTTCCGTTAAAACCTTGCGTTTTCTCACTATTTTTGACTCCTTTTAGTTGTTTTTCGAGTTTTTCTTTGTTTTTGAGTGTGCTTTCCATCACGAATTGACTTTTTTGCCTCATCTAACAGCTTTATTGCCTTTTTTTCGCCGTACATCACTACAAAACAGTCTAAAATCAGGTTAAAAGAGATGGAAATCACCTTTTCTATGGATTTTGGATATTTCTCGAATATTCGTACTAAATCGTTTTCAATATCCTTCTTGGATATTCGCCTATTATTCATACAAGTATTATACATTAGTCCAAACCTTTTGTCAAGCTGATTATAAATAGTTTAGAGCAATCTTTATTAAAGGAAAAATAATGTACGAGTATAAATGCAAAATTTTAAAAGTGGTTGATGGTGATACTGTTGATGTTGATATAGATTTGGGGTTCGGTGTTTGGCTTCATAAGGAACGAGTAAGAATTATGGGAATTGACACACCAGAATCAAGAACAAGTGATAAACTTGAAAAGGTATTCGGTCTTGCTGCCAAAGAAAGACTAATTTCACTTTTAGGAGAAAATGCTATCTTAGATACACAAGTTAGTAAAAAGGGCGAAGATATGAAAGGTAAGTTTGGTCGTATTCTTGGCAACTTCAGAACAACTGATGGCGAGCATTGTGCCGATATATTGATTGAAGAAGGTCATGCTGTTGGATATACTGGCGGTAGTAAAGAAGAAATTCAAGCACAACACTTAGCAAACAGACAAAGACTAATTGATGAGGGAACAGTTGTTGTTCCTGAAGGTCTTTAATAAGAAGTAATGCCAGGCGTAACTAGAGATGGTGATGCTACAACCACAGGACATGGTTGTGATGCTACAACAACAGTAACAGGACCTTCAACAGATGTTTTTTGTAATAGTAAAGGTGTAGAACGCAAAGACGACCCTACAGCTGCACATACTATTCCAAACGGAGCCTCTCCTCCTGTTTGTGTTTCACATTCGGGTGCGGTTATTAATGCTGGGTCGAGTACTGTTTTTGTAAATGGTAAAGCGATTGCACGAATAGGAGATTCTTGTGATGCTGGAGCTATTACTGGTGGTTCTGGTAATGTATTCGCTGGGTAAATCGTTATAAATATTACAAAAGGATGGGAATCTAAATGTCAAGATATGACGCCACACAAACTAACGAAAGCACAAGAAGTTCTAAGATTTTTAAGGACCTCAATTTAGACTTTCAACAGAATTCTGCAACAAAAGATATTCAGAAAATTACTGATGCAGAATCAGTAAAAAGAAGTGTGCGAAATCTAATCAATACGAATCACTACGAAAAGCCTTTTCATCCTGAAATTGGTTCTAATTTGAGAGCAATGTTATTTGAGTTAATGACTCCTCAGATGAATCATGTAATCACAAAACAAATAGAAAATTTAATTAACAATTACGAACCAAGATGTAGATTAGTTCAAGTACATACACAACCAGAATTTGAAAGAAATGGATATAATGTTCAAATATCTTTCTATGTACAGAATTATCCAAACCCTGTAGTAGTAGAATCCTTTTTAGAGAGATTGAGATAACCTATGGCAACTAAACTAGAAATTTCAGAATTAGACTTTGACGGTATCAAGTCTAACTTAAAAACATTTTTATCACAACAGAACGAATTTACAGACTACGACTTCGAAGGTTCTGGTATGTCAGTACTTCTTGATGTACTAGCATATAATACTCACTACCTCGGCTACAATGCAAACATGCTTGCAAACGAAATGTACCTTGATAGTGCAGACTTGCGTTCTAGTGTTGTATCACTTGCAAAACAAGTTGGTTATACTCCAACGAGTTGTACATCCTCAACAGCCACTATTAATGTTCTAGTCAATAATGCCTCTGGTGCTTCCCTCACAATGTCAAGAGGAACTAAATTCACAACAACAGTTGATGGCCAATCTTATAGTTTTGTAAATAACGCTGATGTCAGTATCACACCTGTTTCTGGTGTTTATCAATTTGATAATTTAACTGTCTATGAGGGCTCTTATTTGAACTACAAATATACTGCAAACACATCTGATATTGACCAAAGATTTATTATACCAAACGATAGTGTCGATACAACCACATTGACCGTTAAAGTACAAGAATCATCTTCTGATGCAACAACAAACACATACACACTTGCAACTGGTATTACAGGACTAGACTCAACATCTAAAGTTTACTTTTTACAAGAAGTAGAAGGCGGCCGTTTTGAAGTTTATTTTGGTGACGGAGTTACAGGTAAGGCAATTGAAGATGGTAACATTGTCATATTAGATTACATCAATGGCAACAGAGATGCACCAAATGGTGCTACAACATTTAGTCTGTCAGGAACAATTGGTGGATTTTCAAGTGCAACAATTACAACAGTCAGTAATGCTTCAGGTGGAACAGGACTTGAGTCAATTACTTCTATTAAGTATAACGCACCAAGAGATTATTCTGCTCAAGACAGAGCAGTTACCACAGAAGATTACAAGACACTTGTTAAAAGTTTATATGCAAACGCACAGGCAGTTCAAGTCTATGGTGGTGAAGATGCGGCCACACCTGACTATGGTAAAGTTTACATATCTATTAAGGCAAAGTCAGGCTCTAATCTGACAACTGCTACAAAAGAAAGTCTTGTGCAGAGTCTTAAATCATATGCTGTTGCTTCAGTAACACCTGTGATTATTGACCCTGAAACAACCTTCATCACACTTGTTGTAAACTTCAGATATAATTCAGGCATAACAACAAAGGATGTATCTACACTTCAAACAAATGTTTTAACAAAGATTGCAAGTTATAACAATGACACATTAGAGGACTTTGCTGGCATGTTTAGATACTCAAAATTAATAGAGGCAGTTAATGACGCCGATACATCTATTCTCAGTAATATTACAACCGTGAAGATGTACAAGTATTTTACACCAACACTTAATTCAGGACTAAAATACACACTTAGTTATAATAATGCATTATATAATCCACATTCTGGACATAACTCATCTGGCGGCGGTGTTATCTCATCATCTGGTTTCAAGGTAAACAACGACAGCTCACTAAACGAACATTTCTTAGATGACGATGGTGCTGGTAATTTAAGATTATACTATCTAAGTGGTACTGCACGAGTTTACACAGATGCAACATATGGTACTGTAGATTATGCAACAGGAGAAGTTGTTCTTACATCTGCACATATTACTAGTATCTCAAATATAGATGGTGCTTCAAGCACTCAAGTTCGAGTATTTGCAACACCAAGTTCTAACGATATTGTGCCAGTAAGAAATCAAGTTCTATCTATCGATACATCAAACTCTACAATTACTGGTGAAGTTGATGGTATTGAAAGTGGAAGTTCACAGGCAGGAACAACATATACGACAACATCTAGTTACTCTTAATCAATGGCAACGAAATATAAAACTAACAAGAGGAAACTATCCTCACTTGTCAAACAACAAGTACCTCAATTCGTATTAGAGGACCATCCTAAGTTCACAGAATTTCTGTCGTCTTACTACCTTTTTATGGAGTCGGCAGAATTAAATCTGACTGACATCACAGCAGTAGATAATATACTTTTAGAAACTGAAGGAACTACAAATAGTTATTTACTACTCAACCAAACAGATAAAAATGGTTTAGATGCTGGTGGTCAGATTGTTGAAGAATTAAATTCAATCACAAGTTCATTTGCCAAGGGCGAAACTATTACAGGCTCAACATCTGGTGCCACTTCTACAGTTCTTGCAGAAGATATAACTGGCAACTCTCGTTTATTTGTTTCATCTAACAATGCATGGATTACAGGAGAAACTGTAACAGGTTCAACATCTGGTGCAACTGCAAAAGTTGGCAAGTATCGTGCAAACCCTGTAGAGAATCTTCAACAACTTCTAAATTACTCCGACCCAGACCACACGATAAATGATTTCTTGGTTCAGATGAAAGAGGAGTTTCTTAATACAATTCCTAAAGACACACATAGTAGTGTAGATACTAGAAAACTTGTTAAGAACATTAAGTCTTTATATCGTGCAAAGGGAACTGCAAAGGCGAATAAGGCATTCTTTAGGTTATTGTTTAATGAGAGTTCTGAAGTTTATACACCAACAGATGATATGTTGCGTGTGTCAGATGGCAAGTGGAACAAACAAAACTTTATTCGTTGTACACAAACAACCGCACAGTCTGTAAACGACTCTATTCTTTTAGTTGGCCAGACAATCACACAAGTAGACAATCCAGTAGATGATAATGTGAGCGAGGCAACCGCAATTGTAGAAAACATTACTAAATTCCAACAAGGCTCTATTGAGATTATTGAAGTAGAAATAAATCCAGATACCACAGTAGGAACTTTTGTAACTGGACAAGTCATTAGTGGTGTTAGTAATGCTGATGAAGATACTATTGTTAAGATGACAACGAGTTCAGCACTCTCAACAGCAACAATTACAAATGACGGAAGTACATTAAGTGTTGGTGATGAGGCAACAGTATCGGGTGGTGCAGGCGCTGGCGCAAGAATACAAGTGGGAGATATTTCTGGTGGTGGTATTGATGAGGTTGTCATAAACGCAGCTGGTACAGGTTATCAAGAAGATGATATAATTACTTTTGCTTCTGGTACTGCCGAAGCAAAGATTGCTATAGTTGGTGGTGGTTTTGCACCTGAAACAGGAAGTGTTGATGTTCATGTTGAATTAGAATCTGGCACAATTACTGGCGGAGGTTCTGGTGATTTACTTTTAGAAACATTTGGTGATGGCACACAAGGTAAGTTCTTAGATTCATCTTCAACAATGGTCGACAGAGAAGTTAAAATAGAATTAGAGAACGAAGTTGGACATATGTTATCTGAAGAAGATGGCGGCACAAACACATCTGATAGACACTACATTGTACATCAAGAACACGAATTAGACATTCCTTATAATATGGAAGAAACTGACCATATAGTTCAAGAGGAAAAAACACAAGACGATACTGAATATCCTGGTGATAAGTTAGTACAAGAAAACGAAACTGGTGATGGCGACATAACTGATGTAAGAATGATTGCAGGTGGTTCTGGTTATACAACTTTACCTACTGCAACAATTACTATTGGTGATAGATTCTTACGACTAGAGGACCAAACTAAACGACAACGATTGGGTGCAATTGCATTAGAAACATCTGGAGAAGGTCTTTTAGAATTAGAACAAAGCACTGGAAACATTTTAGACGAACAAGATTCGTTACAGGCTGTTGTTGATTTTGAAACTATCGGTGCAGGTCGAATTGAGTTTGAAGATGGCGGTAGAGTGTTAAGTGAAACATTTACTGGTGCTAATGCAACAATTGTGCCATTTGGTTCTGAGATTGGTCGTGCAACATCACTACTGATTTCTGAACATGGTATTGATTACACATCTGCCCCTACACTTTCTTTTCCTCATTACGCCGTTCTTAAAACAGTTTCAGGCACTATCACAGAAGATGAAACATTCACATC